ATAATTACGAAAGGTTCTTGACAATTGATCAAGAACAGTATAAGATAAGACTATTGAAACTCGTAGAGGAGTCCATTTAGATGGAAACAAGAGTAGAAGCGTTCTTTGAGGCACGGTGCCGGGAACTAGAAAACGAAGTGAAGGCAATGCAATTTGTCAACGCTGAAATGTCGGTTAAAAACGACGAATTGTTGGAGCGAGTTACTACACTTGCTAATCGCCAACCAACTTGGCCAAAGGGTTATAAACCACAGCGTCGGTTAACCCCTAACAAGTAGATGGTTAATCCGGTATAGTATAATGGTATTACAGTAGATTTGTAATCTTCTAATGGTGGTTCGATTCCATCTACCGGAACCATTTCTAAGGATATATTATGAAAGTAAGAATGACATCACATTCTACACCAGATAACATTATTGGTGTGGGTGATGCACAGGAGCTCATCGCATATTGTGCGAGGGTATCTAATCCTGGCAACCAGAACAACAAGAATACCAGCGAGAAGCTTATCAAGTATCTCATCAAGCACAAGCACTGGTCACCACTAGAGATGGTTAGTGCATGTCTGGAGATTGAGACAACGCGAGATATTGCACGTCAAATTCTACGTCACCGTTCATTTTCATTTCAAGAGTTCAGCCAACGATATGCTGACCCTACCAAGGATTTTTCATTTGAGACAAGAGAAGCACGGCTGCAAGACCCCAAGAACAGGCAAAACAGTATTGAACTTGATAATGATGATGAGACACAACGACGACTGAATGAAGACTTTCGTATGCAACAAGTAACATTGTGGAAATCCGCACAAAAAACTTATGAATGGGCGATTGAGAATGGTATCGCAAAGGAACAGGCTCGTGCAGTTCTTCCAGAGGGTAACACAGTATCCCGCCTATACATGAACGGTACATTGCGCTCATGGGTACACTACATTGACCTACGCAGTGCTAATGGCACACAGAAGGAACATCAGGATATTGCGATTGCATGTGCCCATGAGATTGCAAGGATTTTTCCTCTAATGAAGGATATCAGTAATGTCTAGGGCAGTTGTCATTGGTAATGGTGAGTCACGTAAGTGGTTCAGCGATAAACAGTATGAGGTTGATGCTGTCACATGGGGTTGTAATGCAATCTATCGTGATATGGTAACTGATAACCTCGTAGCAGTTGACTATGGTATGCAACAGGAAATCCATGAACGATGCGACTATAGAGACATTAATTGTCATTTCGCAAACTGGTCAGTGCTTCCTGCTAGTGTAGCAGATATAATGTTCTTGGGATATGATATTCCAGAGGCATTCATTCATAAGAGTTCGCCAGTAACAGGCCAGTGTGTTATATCAGGTAAAGACCCTGTTAATCTACATGAGAGGATTGAGGCTGCAATTCAGATGCACCCATCGCTTGATATGAAAGACCTTCGCATGAAGATGGAGAAGGATGTGGGTGTCTGGATCACCTATGTGGATGAGAATGACCGCATAAATAACATTGACTTTCCGATTGGATGGTCAGCGGGTAACACCGCACTGCACCTTGCATGTCAGCAGGGAGCAACAGAGATTTATATCATGGGGTTTGACCTATCATCATACGATGAGCCGTTGAACAACTTGTATAAAGGGACAGATAATTATCTGCCCAGTGATGCAAAAGGTTTCAATTCAGTGAATTGGATGAACCAGATGCAAACTGTTTTTAGAGAGTTCAAGGATGTTCAGTTTTCTTGGGTAGATGCTAAAGAGCAATTTATTCAAGAAAATAATCTAAGTTACTTGACAAAAGCAGAATTTTGTGATAAAGTAAGCATACTTTAAACATACGAAAACATATATTACATAAGGAGAATACATATGTCGTTAAGTACACTCAAGAAGTCTAATTCGTTGGACAAACTGCTCGGTGCAGTTCAAGCAGATAGTGGTGGGGGAGAGAAGAAGTCCTATGTGGATGATCGTCTCTGGAAGCCCGTCATGGATAAGAGCGGTAATGGTTATGCCGTTATTCGTTTCCTTCCTGCTGTTGATGGTGAGGATATGCCTTGGGCAAAGGTGTGGAATCACGCCTTCCAAGGTCCAACAGGTCAGTGGTATATTGAGAACTCTCTCACAACCATTGGTCAGAATGATCCCGTGTCAGAGATGAACTCTGCATATTGGAACTCAGGTGTTGAGTCTGATAAGGAAATTGCTCGTAAGCAGAAACGTAAGTTGCAGTATTTTGCAAACATCTACGTTGTTGAAGACCCTGCCAATCCTCAGAACGAGGGTAAGGTGATGCTCTATCGCTTTGGTAAGAAAATCTTTGACAAGTGCATGGAAGCAATGCAACCAGCGTTTAAGGATGAGACTGCGGTTAATCCCTTTGATTTCTGGGCAGGTGCGAACTTCAAGTTGAAGCTTCGTAAGGTAGAAGGTTACTGGAACTATGATAAGTCAGAGTTCTCAGCACCATCTGCTCTCTTTGATGATGATGATCAGTTGGAAGAAGTATGGAAGAAGCAGTATCCTCTGTCAGAGTTTTCTGCTGAAACTAACTTCAAGTCCTATGATGAGCTCAAGAAGCGTATGGATATGGTTCTTGCAGGGACGACCACAGTAGGGAATGCTGCTGCGGTTATGGAAGATGCACCTTGGGTCGAACCAAAGGTGGATACGAAACCTACTCCAGCGCCTACTGTTGATAATGGTGATGATGAGGACACTATGTCCTACTTTGAAAAGTTGGCAAAAGAGTAAGAAACTGGGGGGTCTTTTGACCCCCCTTTTTTTATAAACCTTTTATTAACCACCGCCGCCTCGGTTTAGACTACCAAACTTATTATTTCGTATTGAACTTTGCCCGCTAGACCCCGTAGTAGTGACACTTGATGATTGTCTTGCATCAGTATTATAAGTATATCCACCACCAGAAATGGGCGGTGCCTTAGCGTTCCTAGCTATTTCGTCTTTCTTCAGTTCATCAATTTTATTACCTTTGCCAAGATTTTTAATTTTCTCTGGGTCTTCACCAAGGGGGTTGAATTTCATATCCCTGGCGAGCGCCAGACCACTGAGGCCAAGAGATATCGCAGTCCCGGCCCCAGGCACTAGTCCCGCCACGCCCGCTCCGTACTCCAATGCAGCGCCTACATAGTCACCTTTCATAGCTTTCTTGGTGCCGTAATATAGTCCCATCAGTAGTCCAAGACCCGGAACAACTTTAAGTGTACTCTTCAGCGCTCCTTTAGCGAGACCCTTTCCGACACTTTTTACACCCATCGATTTTACCACTGCGGCAGTGGCCTTTGTAGCACCTTCGGCGGCTGCTGGAAGTGTGTTCTTTGCTAAGTTGGCTGCCGACTTCATCGCAGTAAATTGAGAATTTGGCTTACCGCTGGCAGTAAATTCAAAAATCTTATTGCCTGCTTTACTTATCATCGAACCGCCACGTTTCGCAAGTGCTTCAGCAGCCTCTTTTTTTCCTAATGCAATTGCAGCAACATTCGCAAGTTTTGCAGCCTTCGCAGCTTCGGCCGTTTTCTTTGTAAGTGCTGCGGCAGTAGTTTTCCTTAGTGCTGCTGCGGCTGCCTTTTCAGCAGCCTTTGCCGCTTTGAGTGCCTCCGCAGTTGCTTTCTGGGATGCCTTTGCAGCTGCCTTTGCAGCCACTGCTCGAGCAGTTTTCTCTTTTGCAATTTTTTCTGCTGCTTCTTTCGCTACTTTTGCGGTCAATTTTTTTGCAGCTGCTGCGCTGGCTGCTGCCGCAACTTTTGATGCCGCTGCAGCGGCCTTTGCGGCTTTTGCTGCTGGTGCGCCACTTATTCCCAGCAGTTTTCCTAGTAAATTAAATGTACCTTTTATTGCTTTAAAGGCTAGTGTCAATGGTAACAATATTAACTTTATTGCTGCTTTACCAGTCCATTTAGCGGTAAGTAGCCCAAGCCTGATCAGGAACGATCCTGTGGGAGCAAAAATTTCAGCAAGTTTAGTAAACCCTGCACCTACTCCACCTTTTTCACCAAAGAATGCATCATAAAGTTCTTTTGTTTTTGGAATTATTACTTCACTGATATATGCTGATAACTTCTTGAAGGTATCACTTTTCAGAAATAATCCAAGTGCAATCAATAACCCACCAATCGCAAGAGTAGAAAGAAGTGCTTTTGCACCACCTATTAACACCTTCTTACTATTCGCCCACATTCCAGCGATGCCCGCCCCAATTTTATCAAGCCGGTCGCCATTCTTCTTTGCATCAGCCCGCATATCTTCTCTTATTTGTTTTTTAGCAGCAGGAGTCTCTGCATCTGCAAGGCGTTGTTTAAAGTCTTCTTTTCGTGCCTCAAAACTCAGTTTAGAATATTCTTTATTGTCCTCTGCAATCTTACCCTGATCTTCCAGTTGTTTTTTCATTGCAACTGCCTGACCAGCAGATGATTGTTGCCATTCCGCAGTTGCCTCTGCCTTCTCAGCAGTGATCTGCATATTCAAGTTTAGTTCATCAAGAGCATTTTGAGCCTCTGCTTTTTCTTTTGTTGGTCCAAGACTTGAATTTATTTGTTTTATAAGCTCTTTATGTTGTTCTTGATTTGCTTTGAGTTCAGCCGCCGCACCATCCTTGATGGCGTCCGCAGTTTTAGCATTCTCCCTTGCAAGTTTTTTTTGGACGCCTGCAAGGTTACTGAAACTTTTTTCTAACTCTGACGCAAGAGATTGATTCTCCTTTGCAGCTTTGGCTGCTGCAATTTTTTCAACAGCATTTACTAAATCTTTAGCATTATCTTTATCGGCCATGACTTATTCCTTATTTCTTTTTCGTAAGTGCTTGTGCGCCAAAGAATGCTGCGACGATACCAGCAACCGCAATGAAGTATACTCCCGCCATATCACCAAGAATCTTAGCTGCTTGATCCATATTGAAGACTGTTGCAAGGACTACGATAACAGGATATAACAACATACCACCAAGTGAGTACCATGCCATTGTACGTTGTGCATCACGCATTGCATCAGCATCCTCAAGTTCTTTGCGTTTGAATTCCAAGAACATATCATGTTCTTCTTTGGATACATCACCATCACCATTCGTATCTGCTGGATGGTAACTTGATTTTCTGATTTCTTCTTCGCTCATTTGACTAGCTCCTGTTTTTTCTTTCTTGTTTTTCGTACTCCGCTTTCTCTTCCTCTAAATGGTGTACCAATAAACCAGAATATATTTCTCTCTCCCACGGTATCATATTCTCCAATTCAGTCAAACTCCAATTGTGATGCTGTATCATTGCAAAATTTTGTTTATAATAATTCTCCACAGAGTCATGAGACAGCCCTATTCTAAAAAACTTTCAAGCCCCTCCAGCAATACTTCACTCTTTACCTTTGTCTTCGGGTTGGTAACATCAATAACGTGTCGTAATTTTGGCATTGTTTCAAAAAACTTCATCACATTTTCTAACTGCTCTGTGTTAAACGAATCAATAAATTCTGTAATTTCATCCTGTGTCATATCAATTCTGGTGATTATTTCCTCTCCATCAACAACACTGTCGATACATTCATAAACCATAATCATAGACTGTTCAAATTCACCAAAATTATCATTTAACCCTTTAAGGTCTTTCAATCGTGGATATCTTAAATTCAATTTGATATCTTTTGTGATTTCAATTTCTTGTGAGTGTTCTACAGTACGTTGTACCTGAATTTCGTCTAGGTTAATTTTAACCTCAACCGTAGTTTCCTCATCATCTGGGCATATAACACTTAGCGTCACAACAGCACCAGAAGATTTTGATCTTATTTGTAAAAACACATATTCGACATCAAACATTGGAACATTATTAACATCCAAAGCACCAAAGGTGCAAGCATGTATCAAATTCGCCATAGCATCAGTTATTTCTTGTTCAT